CTGGTAATGTGGTAACTGGTGATATGACAGAGGAGTTGATACTGAGTGGAGCAGATATTATTAAAGTTGGTATTGGTCCTGGTAGTGTCTGTACTACTCGTCTCAAAACGGGTGTTGGTTATCCACAGCTTAGTGCTATTATTGAGTGTGCTGATGCTGCTCATGGGCTTGGCGGACATATCATTAGTGATGGTGGTTGCGTTTGTCCTGGCGATGTGTCTAAGGCTTTTGGGGCTGGGTCCGACTTCGTGATGCTTGGTGGTATGCTAGCAGGTCATGATCAGGGCGGCGGTGATATTGTCACGCAAACTACTCGCTCTAATCAGGTATGGATACAGGACGATGGCACCCCTGATGATATCTTTACTACACAACAGTTTGTTAAGTTCTATGGCATGAGTTCAAAATCTGCCAATGAAAAGCATAGTGGTGGATTGAAATCATATCGTGCTGCAGAAGGCAAAGAAGTTGCTGTGCCTTATCGTGGCGATGTTAGCGATACGGTTCAAGATATTCTTGGCGGCATAAGAAGCACTCTAACTTATACGGGCAGCAAGTCGCTTAAAGAACTATCTAAACGTACAACATTTATTCATGTGAATAATCAAGTGAATAATATTTTTGGCAAAATATGAAAAATAATATAAAATATTATCCAGAGGGTTTTTATGTTTATGCATACCTGCGTGACGATGGAACTCCTTATTATATTGGTAAGGGTAACGGGGACCGTGCTTGGACAAAACATGAAAATGTTGATAAACCTCAAAAAAATCTCATTAAAATTTTAGAATCTAACCTAACAGAATCAGAGGCATTAGATATTGAAACAAAACTAATTAAAAAACATGGTAGAAAAAATTACGATGAAAATGGAATATTATTAAACAAAAAATTAGTTGGAAGTATTCAAAAAATGTTAGATGAAAAAGAAAATTTTAAAGAAATCAGTGATGTAAAAAATTCTCAGTATCTTTCTTTGGGAAAAGCAGCACTTTATGTTAATCGAAGCAAAACTACATTAACAAGAAATATTCGAGCAAAAAAACTATCTGCTAAAATGCATGAAGATGGATCATATAGTATTTGTATTAATGATTTAAATAATTATTTAAAAAAAATCAATGATAGGGAACTTATTTCTTCAAACAAATCTGAAAACGAATCATTTGTTAATAATCATGTAATTGTTTTAAAAAATAAAATTGAAGATTTAGAAAATAAAATTATTATTTTATCTGAGCAATTAAATGACATTAAAATTGATAGAGACAGTTGGAAAAAACAAGCAGATACATCATATAATTTATTACAAAAATATTTAAAATAAACCCTTGACAAATGATGCGTGAATCACTAAATATAGTTAGACGATGCCATTATGGGTCGTCTATCGCATACTCGCTTTAAAAAGGAGAAACAAGCATGAGTAACCTTCTACAGGTCTTCGACCAAAAATTATTTGATAACCTTCATCGCACTACTATTGGTTTTGATCGTATGTTTGATGATATGCTGCGTGTAAATAGCATTCAAGTACAACAAAATTACCCCCCATACAATATCATCCGCAACGATGAAACCAATTATGAAATTCAGATTGCCATCAGTGGCTTTTCTGAAAAAGATATTGATATCACTTTAACTGATAATCAATTGGTTATCACTGGCGAAAACACCGACGAGGATACCAATGAGTATCTTCACCGTGGCATTGCTGCTCGCAAGTTTATTCGCACATTTTCACTCAGTGATGATGTTGTAGTAAATGCTGCAAAGGTTAAGAATGGCTTGCTTATCGTAGAACTGCAACATATTGTTCCAGACGAAAAGAAGCCAAAGAAAATTCCAGTAATTTCAGAATAATTTATAGCAATAAACACGGCGGGAATTGTCCCGCCGTGTAAATAATAGAAGATGAGCAAAATGAGCACAGACACCGCAACCAAATCTAAAGTTAAAATCGCACCACGTCTTGATTTAACTGCGCCACCGCGCTTTAAAGTTATTTTTATGAATGATAATGTAACAACTGTTCAGTTTGTCATGGCTGTACTACAAGAAGTTTTTGATCATAATGAAGATAGTGCAATGATATTGACTGCTAGAATTCATGAAGAGGGTCAAGCAAGTGTTGCTGTTCTGCCATTTGAAATTGCAGAAAGCAAGGCTGTAGAAGCAACGCTACTCGCTCGTACTAATAGTTTTCCACTCAATGTAAAGATTGAACCAGAAGTTTAAATTTCAATTAATTTTGGAAAGTAAGCGAATCCGATGTTTTCTTCTTCTCGCCCACGAGGATGACAAACATATCTGATTCCGTCTATAACTTCGTCATATTGTTTATGAACATGTCCAAAACACCATGTATCAATTTTTTTATTGGTGTTTGCATCTAATACAACTGACATAAGACTATTACCAGTACGCCCCATGTGACATAAATCCATGTTAGGATTTATATATCTGAATTTTTTCAATGGGCTTGTATGCGTAACTACAACTATTTTTCTAATGCGTGGATCATCATTAAAAATTTCAACTTGGTTTAACAGTGTTTTGGCATCCATCTTAGCACTAATGAATATTTCACTTAACAGCTTCTCGCTATAAGTTGCATCTATTAGAGAATTCCAACAATCTACTGTTTGAACTTCTGGCTGACAAAAATCAAAAGTCCACCAACCATTGCATCCAACAAATGCTATATCATCAAGGACAATTGCACTCTTATACAGATAAGTTATATTTGGGTTATCTTTTAACCGTTCTTGAAATTTATAACAATTTTCAGTAATGTTGGTTTGATGATTATGTTCGTGATTACCTTCAACAAATATCACATGGCGGTAATAATTGCTCATTTCTACCAATGTATTATAGCTATAATCCCAATTATTAGAGATGTCACCAGCTACAACAGCAACCAAACTAGTTCCTAAACCTTTATACTTTAGTAACTTATCTGGAGACCACCAATTGTCATGTAAATCGCTATACAAATCAAAATGCATTTTTTTAATACCTACTGTAATTATGAATATATAAATGCATGAACATAATTTTTGATAAGAAAACAGTTGAAGTATTGCGTGACCGATATACTGTATTAGAACTTGATACAGTAATGCAACCAGGCATGTCAGAACCGCTTGTTCTTTATGCAGTTCTTGAAGTTAATAATATAGCTGATATTGCAACAATACAATTCTTTAAAGAAATGCATGAAAAACTTATCATTGAATACAAAAGTGGAAATTGGCAAACGGCAATTGAACTTGCTTCAATTTTACGCGAACAATTTAATAACGAACTTACAGAATTTTATGATTTAGTTATTGACTTTTCTACAGAATCTGCTAAAGTAAATAGAAGTTGGGATGGCGTAAAGCACACCGTTCCTAAAGAATAAGTTAATGCCTGGTTGGCTCAGTGGCGACAGCACCGCTTTTGTAAGGCGGAATACAACAACGGGGGTTCGAGTCCCTCACCAGGCACCATTTTTTAAGGAAGAGTTATGTCACGCTATTGGTCCGAAACAAAATTATTTTACTGGCTTCGTGAAAAATTTGGTATTGAAAAACCAGTTGCCCTCGAATGGGGCGCTTGGTCAGTGTGGAAGCGTGAGACCAAAGCCGCACATCCTATCGGCTATTGGGTAACTGAAACCTTTCCTCGTATCGTAGATAAGATTGATCGCAATACTGTTGGACATATTGATAATATTCGTTATTATCTGCGTAATCGGTTCTGGCGTCAAACTCATGTTCTTCCAACAGGTTTGCCTGTTGGTGAATATCATGATTTAGATGAGCGTATTCTTCATAGTATCATGCAAGGTATTGTTGATTATGTTGAAAAAGAAGTGGCGTGGAAAAGTCGTTGGTTAAACACTGAGTCAAGCAAGACGGCTGTGTGGAAAAACGGTCGTTGCCCTGAACTTGGCTTGGCATCCCTAAAGTGGGAAATGGGTTTGTTCTACGATGAATCATGGGGCATGGAACCAACCGATCCAAAATTTGGTACATTGACTGACCAAGCGCAGCGAGCCATTGATGTAATGAAACTTTATATCTGGTGGAAGTTTGATCGTCCAAAGCGTCCTGATGTGCATGATGCAAGTGATTGGACTCAGTATTGTAAAGATATGGAAGAAAAGTATGGTGCAGATCATATCTTTGAAAGTCGTGACCAAGAAACTCCAGAAGAACGAGCACGTGGTCGTGCGGCACTAGATAAATCGTTTGAAATTGAAGCAGCATATGAAGCAGAAGATACTGCGATGTTGATGAAGGTAATTGAAATTCGCAAGGGTTTGTGGACTTAAATTATGCCATCTAAAAAAGAACTTCCACAAGGTTATTATGTTTATGCACATTTAAGACAAGGTGATTTATTGCCATATTATATTGGCAAGGGTAAAGGAAGTAGAGCATGGAATACACATGGTAGGAGACTACCAATACCATCTGATAAAAATAGAATACAAATTCTTGCTGATAATTTAACCGAAGAAGAAGCATTAGAACTTGAAAAGAAACTTATTGAGTCATATGGGCGTGAAGTCAACGGAACTGGTATTCTTTTTAATGTAACCAAAGGCGGCGAGGCGGGATTTTCTGATAACGATTACTATTACAAATATATTAGAAAGAAACATCTTATTGGCATAGAGCAAGCAAAACTTGATGGACGTTATAGGGGGAGAGAACCTACTGCTAGAAGCCAATCTCAAAAAGTTTTGGATATGAAAGAAAAAAATTTTAATGTGCAAGAAATTATGTTAGAATGTAAAATAAGTCGTGCAAGTTATTATAGAATATTAAAGGATAATGCGACCTTAGCTTAACGGTTAAAGCGGGTGTCTCTAAAACACCGACAATATGGGTTCAAATCCCATAGGACGCACCAACTATTGGTAAATATAAGATGAAATCAACAGCACGACATGTAGGCAGCGTAAATTTAAGAGGAAAGAAATATCTAACTTTACGCTGTGGCTGCTGTGAGGCACAGAATTTTAAAGAACGTGAACTAAAACGTGAACACCTAAAACTAATTAAACAGGAGAAAGCAAATATGTCATAGGTAGAATTAGCATGTAAAGAAGCAGTGTTTCATTTTAACAAGAAGCACTTAGAAGACCCATCAATCCCAATGTGGATTATTATGGCCAAAGGCAAAACATATTATGTTGATCATGTTGAAGCCAACTTGCCTTGGACCACCAAAGAAACTCCAACCAATGTAAAAACCAAAGGCGCAATCAAATTCAAAGATTGCCTTGTCACAATTGATACAGATAATTGTGCAAAACTTACTGTTCTTACCAAAGCAGATGAAATAAGATTACGCAACGCAGAGCGTGGTATTACTCGTATTATTACCAAATTTGGTGCTTCACTTACCGAAGTATTGCAATCTCTTGACATCAAACATACGCCTATCAAACGCATAGGCGGTGGTTGTGGCAGTAGTTTTTATATCACGGATATCATGCGAGAAGAAGATATGACCATGCTTTCCATCGCTATGATTGGAAAAGGTGACTTTCGTATTCTTATGCCAAATGAAACATATTATGGTTGGTATAATAATGGCAATGCAGATGATATGGATGAAGATGAAAAATTATATGATTATGATGACGATGATGAATATGCTTGACACACAATATTAAATATCCTACAATAGATTTTTAACGGTGGCACGGCTGTGCTAAAAGGTTGGAGCGAGTATAACTAAAAACCGAATGTGAGGGATGCATACCGAGATCAACGGGCTGGACAGGTGAGAGACCTGTGGAAGGTAATGGTGATTGCGTAAGGCAGTTGAAACCCGAAAACTATTGACCAAACTAAAACCATCGTGGGGATAGCAACCCGCCCGTTAAAAAACTATTGACAAACTGCAGACTATATAGTATATTAGGAAAATAGAAAAAAGAGAGTATATGACAATGTTGATTATGGGTTATAAAGGCAAGCCAGATTGGACCAAGATTCGTGCGTCGTTTAAACGTTGTACTGATTTGCAAACGCATGATATTGAAAAGATTGTCAAAAACGTTAAGGATGGCAAAACCGAGACCATTCCAAATGATCATACCTTGTATGATGACCTTAAGGAACTTGGCATCCTTATCAAGTAAATGACATAATCCCACTAAATAATAATTAGTGGGATTTATTATTTTGATAAATGAATATTGGACCAAGATCAATCACCTTGTAGAATTTAATCGCTTTATTGAACAAGCGCAGATTAAATCTGATATTATAACTAGGGTATTTCAATTATTGAATACTAACCCTAGAGTTATATTGTTTCCTAAATTTAACCCAATCGTATTATTATTAGAAAAACATCACACATGTTATGTGGTTGATGATCAAAGCGTAAAATATACTTGGCAAAGTGAAAGCCAATTCATTGATAAGATTACGGATGTTCCAACTACGGTTGATGTAACAATTGCGCTTGATGAATATTTTACCTATGCTAACAGTGAAACTGAACAACGAAATATGGTTGCAGAAATAAAATCTGTTACTAAAGGTTACTTAATTACTACTATCCAAGATTATAAAAATAACGCACCTCACAAGCGTAATCAAGTTGATACTTTTATCAACGACGATACAATTGTACTTGAACAAAATATAATGGATAAAATTAATCGTCAGAACTGGAAAAATCATATATACTTCATAGAGAATCAAAAAGATTTAACTGTTCTTGGTCCTATAGACCGTCGCACAATGTACTTTAAGCAACTGGCAAAATATACCAGTGACTTAGGCGGAACAAATTACGTTGTACAAAAGAACTTGTTATATCGTGGATTCTTTAAAAAGAATTATGAACACATTATTACAGTACAGTTCTGAGGTGAAATTTGGTTGAAATTAATTTAGAATCTACGATAGCGGCAACTGTTCGCGCAAATGTAGAACAATACTTACAACAAGTTGATCTTAACACGATCATTGCAGATGCACTTCAAAAAAGTGTATCAAGTATTGTTATGAACCTAACAAGCAAAATTTTTAATGACATTGTTAGCAAACGTGATTTATCTAATGAAGTTAGCACACTTGTTAATAGTATTATGGCTGATCAGTTACTAACAGTTGGTACTAATCTTGTTAGTGATATGGTCAATAATGCTAATATTAATAATTTAATTATTGAAGGTGTTGATAAAAAAGTTCAAAATACTTTATTAAATTTTAACTTTCCTACACGCAGCATACCTTTTAATAGTATTAATATGGAAGGCGCACTTATTGATCCTAGCTTAATTGATAGTGGTAAAATTAAAAAATTTAGTAGTAGTGGAATTAATGATGAAGCAACAGCCGTTCAACTTACTATTACCGATGAAGGTATCATTACCACCAATAATATTACTGCTGAGAATTTATTAATTGCTGATAATAGTTTTGTAAAAAACTTAACTGTCGATGGTGATTTAGTATTATCTGGTAATATTTTGCAAAGCAACAGTTTTGATGAATATATTACAAATATTACAAATAAAATAAGCAGCGACATATTTAATAATAGCGATATTAATATATCTAATCGTAAGTTATTAGATGGCGACAGATATATTGTTAATAGCGATAGTCTTGGTCCGCATATTATCAATAGCAATCTTCGCAAAGTTGGAAACCTTAATGAACTTGTTGTAAGCGGTCAAGCTATTATTCACGAAACACTTGTTGTTACTAATAATAAAGTTGGTATTAATACTGAAAGTGCAAGTGGTGCGTTAAGTGTGTGGGATGAAGATAGTGAATTTACTCTAGTAAAGCACAGCCCAAAGACTATGTATGCTGGCAGCACTCGTGTAACAGATGTAATTCTTGGAAGCAATAATCAAGAACAAATTGGTTTGCGAACAAGTGGAATTATAGAATTAAATGGTCCAGTTAGATTTAATGGGTTATTAATAAACATTGTAGATCGTATTCCAGAACAAGTTGGTGAGCCTGGCGAAATTGCTGTCATGCGTGATGGCACGGCTATATACAGATGCCAAGGTCAAACTACATGGGGGAAGATTCTATAATGCGTATTTTTAAATGGATTTATAATATTTTTGATGATATGATATACAAATATAAGCGTCGTCGTTTGCTCAAAGAATTACGCAAACGTGACCCATTTGTATATTGAGGAAAGATGTTATTAGGTATCAATGCTAACAATCATGATGCAAGTATCACTCTTGTTGATGGGTCTAATATTTTGTTTGCTGGTCACGCTGAACGGTATAGCAGAGTAAAAAACGATTCACATCTTAATGAAGCACTAATTGATGATGCGTTACAATATGGCATACCAGATAAAATATTGTGGTATGAACAGCCGTGGAAACGAGCAGTTCGTAATCTTATAAGTGGTCAGCGTCCGTTACACTATAACTTAAACAACTATCTTAAAAAATATGGTTTGGGCAAAATACCAGTTGTAACCACACCTCACCATGGTGCGCATGCTGCTATGGGTTATTATACCAGTAGTTTTAGTGATGCAGCCGTAGTAGTTATTGATGCTATTGGTGAATATGAATGCACTTCAATATGGCGTGGGCATGGAGATAAACTTACTAAAGTTTGGAGTAATGTTTATCCACAAAGTATTGGGCTATTCTATAGTGCTATCACAGATTATCTTGGGTTTAAGCCCAATGAAGAAGAATATATTGTCATGGGCATGGCAGCATACGGCGAACCAAAGCATCTTAAAGCAATGCTTAATGAGTTCTTTGGTGCATGGTCACCGCCTCACATAGAGTTTAAGCATAACCTACATCGTGGTATGCGTTGGTGGTCCAAGCCTAAAGATGAAAATTGGAAACCAGAAGATATTGCAGCATCTGCACAAGCCTTATATGAACAATACTTAATGGCAATTTGTCGCTATGCTCGTGATGTGATTAGCAGTGATAATCTTGTATTGGTAGGTGGTTGCGCACTTAATTGCGTGGCAAACAGCCGATTGAAAACATTTATTGGGTTTAGCAAAATATGGGTGCCACCAAATCCTGGCGATAGTGGTTTAAGTTTAGGTGCAATTACCTATCATACCAAGAAGCATGTGAATCTGAACCATGCGTTTCTTGGTTATAACATTGATCGTAAGGTAGATGTTCGTGCTGTTGTTGATGCGTTAGAAGCAGGTCAAGTTGTAGGTATTGCCAATGGTCGTGCAGAGTTTGGTCCGCGTGCGTTGGGCAATCGTTCGCTACTTGCAGACCCTCGTGGTGACGATGTAAAAAACCGTGTAAATGCGATTAAGAAACGTGAGCCATTTCGTCCGTTTGCTCCTATTATACTAAAAAGTTTCTTTAGCGATTACTTTTATAGTAAGATGCGAGTAAATCATGATTATATGCAATGGGCAGATGCGTGTCTATCACCTGGCACTTTTCCAGCAATCTGTCATGTAGATGGAACCTCTCGTGTTCAAACAATTGACCAACCTACGCCAAGTATTACATACAAAATATTAGAAGCATGGTATGCAAGAACTCGTTGTCCAATGTTGCTTAACACTAGTCTTAATATTAAAGGCGAGCCATTAGTGAATACATGGGCAGATGCTCAACGATTTAGCGAATTACATAATATTACGGTGTTCTAATGCAGGTGAGTATTATTGGTGATAGTTTCACTCACACTTACAAAAATACATGGATAGAAAAAGTTTGTAATGAACTTAATTTAGAAGTCATTCACCATTCAGGATTTCGTGGGCAAGCGCAATATAGAATATATCTTGAATTTTTAGAAACTATAAAAAACAATCCAGATGTTATTATCTGCTGTCATACCGAGCATACTAGATTTTACAATAAAGATGGTAGCAGAGAATGGTTACTTGATGATGAAGATTTTGGCAAGTATATTTTTAATTCTATTCTGCGAGATATGCAAGAAATATGCAAAAAACGCAATATTAAACTTATAAACATTCCATGCTTCGAACATGATTTTATAAATAAAACGCATGGTCTATGGATTTTGTCCAATGGTGGATTAGTAAATTGCAGCAGAGCAGATTATAACCGAGAATATAACAAGAATTGGACTACGTTTGAAGACCCAAGATTAAACCATTTTAGTGCAAATGGACATCAAGTTTTAGCCCAAAGTTTAATTCCACATATTAAAACGTATATTACTACCGACCAAGAGTTTCATATTTCCCTACTTTATCCTGAAATATTTGCTTGACATTGCGTTTAATTGTGTTATATTCTTACTATGACACAAAAACGTATCGGCTTTTGCTGCAAATGGATTGACACCGTGGATCAACTTGATGGCTTTAAGCCCAAGGATGATGCACTCCTTTACAACAACAAGACCACTACGGTGGCTTGGTTAAACCGCCAGACCAAGGCAGTTGCTGAGCAACGTTTGTGGGATATCATGGAGCATAATACAGATGCCACATTACGATTGGTCACCCGTGTTGGAAAACTTGCACCAGAATTACGAATGGTACGCCTTAGTAGCGACATACTTCCTGTTTACACTGAGCCAACTTGGAGCCATTTCTGGACTGATAAACACCTTCGTGAAACCATCGCAAAGCGACTGGCCAAAGTTGGAGAGGCTGCTAAACGTCTCGATGTTAGGGTCAGTTTTCATCCTGGCCAATTTTGCGTCCTTGCTAGTGACAGAGAAAGTGTTGTTCAAAATTCAATTGCTGAATTTGAATATCATGCTGACTTGGCTCGTTGGATGGGTTTTGGTTCTAGTTGGCATGATCACGGTTTTAAAATCAATGTGCATATTAGCGGCAAGGGCGGTCCGTTGGCTATACGAACCGTATTCAACCGCCTCTCGCCCGAAGCTAGAAATCTCATCACAATAGAAAACGAGGAATATACACATGGACTTGATGCTTGTCTCACTTTGGGTGATATCTTGCCTATCGTTTTTGATACTCATCATCACTGGATTCATTCGGGAGAATACATCTCTCCAACTGACGACCGTATTAAAATGGTCAAGGATAGTTGGAGGGGTGTCCGCCCTTCTCTTCATTACTCTCTTAGTCGTGAATCTATGGGTATCGCTGATGTTTCTAGACCTGACCTATCCACACTAATGGAAAGTGGTCACAAGAAAGGCACACTTCGTGCGCATAGTGACTTTATGTGGAATAGTGCGGTCAATCAATATGTTGGCGAATTGTGGAATGACTTTGATATCCAAGTAGAAGCTAAGGCAAAAAACCTTGCTAGTCAAAAACTGTATGATGAATTAAAAATATATTGACATAATTGCTGCACTGCGGTATAAATATATGCAGTGCAGTAAAGGAACACACAATGTGGCCATATACAGAAGATGAATTAATCATCATTAACCAAGGAACAAAATAATGTTTGACAGCGAAAAGTTTATTGATACCGTGCAAAGCACAAAGAAGACAATGGTTAAGACCCTTGTTCAGAATGATACTATTGCAAAAAGCCTGAATGATTTTATTGATGCGCAAACTGCGTATACTAAAGAAGCCGTTAAGGCAACTGCAAGTGCTATGGGAATTATCTCTAGCGAACTTACAAAATCATTCGCTCCAAAGAAATAATTTGACATTTTAATTTAAATGTCATATTATAGATAGTAAATATCTACAAAGGAGAGATAATCGATGAATGCTATTATTGTATTGTTTGGACTTGCTGTTCTTGTTGCAGTAATTTACAAACTAATTAATCATAAAGACAAGACACCAGAGGTTGATCCTCTAGATAAGTTAGAAGCAGAAGCCAAGGCAAATTTGGCAGAAGCAGAAAAGGCAGTAGCGGCAAAAATGAACGAAGTATTGCATGTTGCTGAAACTGCCGCTGAAACACCAAAGGCAATTACTAAGCCAGAAAGCATGAGTGATGCTGAATGGGCAATGAATGATTTGAATCCAAACAAGGTTCAAGTAGCCCCAGTTGTTGTAACAGCAGATACGCCAGCAGAAACAACGGTAGCACCAGAAGTAGCACCAGTTAAGAAGCCTCGTGCTAAGAAGACTGCTGCGCCAAAGGCACCAAAGAAGGCAAAGTAATTAAGAACCTGCGGCATCGGCAGTCGGAATTTCGCCAAAACTAAGGATGTCCGTTAAAAAGACCGCTGTGAAGCGGTCTTTTTTCTTCTTGACAATCCTAAAATCTGTGTTATATTAAGAATATAAGCAATGGAGAAAGTCATGAATATGTTTGCTGGTTTGGTTCTTCTTTTTCATCCAACTGATTCATTAATTGCTGCACTGAATGTGTTGAATAGATGTGATCCTAATGTGCTTGAGAAACCAGATGCTGTTCGTGTAGCAAAGTTAAAAATTGCCCGTGAATTAATTCGTCGTGGCGTTGTGTTTTGGGAAGGGAATTAATTTATGGATAATGTCATTGACTGTGGAAATATGTTTATTAACATGCGTATGATGACGATGGTAAAACGTTATCTACGTGATAGTGGCAAGGACAGTGAAGCCACCGTTGAGTTTTATCCTGATGAAGGTAGTCCAACTGGTATTGGTTTGATACTCGTTGATAGAAACGGTCATTCTAGAAAAATTAGTAACGATATCATTAATAATTTATTGACGAAAGTATCGTAACCATATATAATAATATCAATAATCGGAGAACAAATTGTCAAAGAACGTATTAGTTACGGGTGGTGCAGGTTTTATCGCTACCCATGTTATAGACCATATCCTTAAAACTACTGACTGGAATATTATTAGTCTTGATCGTTTAGATTTTAGCGGCAATCTTAACCGCCTAAACGATATGATGCAAGACCATAGCCCACAAACACGAGCACGTGTAAAGGTAATCTTTCATGATCTTAAGGCGGAAATTAACCCCCTTACGAAGACTCGTATTGGTCATGTTGATATTATTCTTCACCTTGCCGCTGGCAGTCACGTGGATCGTAGTATCGATTATCCAATGGAATTCGTCATGGATAATGTGGTTGGAACTTGCAATATCCTTGAGTTTGCTCGTAAGTGTGATAATCTAGAACGCTTTGTATATTTCTCAACTGATGAAGTATTTGGTCCTGCACCCGTTGGCGTGAACTATGGTGAATATGATCGCTATAACAGCGGCAATCCATATAGCGCAGCCAAAGCGGGTGGTGAAGAACTTGCAGTGGCATATGAAAATACCTATGGTCTGCCTGTCTATGTAACGCATACTATGAACGTATTTGGTGAGCGTCAGCATCCAGAGAAGTTCATTCCTATGTGTATCCGCAAGGCTCGTGACGGTGAAACCATTACGGTTCATAGCGACAAGACACGCACTATTCCTGGCTCACGTCACTATATCCATGCAAAGGATGTTGCCGAAGCCCTAATGTTCATTCTTGATCTCAAGGATTTCACAATGCCGCCAGAGTTTGGTGGAGCAAAGTGTCCTAAGTTTAACATCGTTGGTAAGCAAGAGATTAACAATCTTGAATTGGCACAGATTATTGCTGATAGTCAAGACAAGCCTCTTAACTATGAAATGGTTGATTTCCATTCTAGCCGTCCTGGTCATGATCTTCGCTATTCACTAAGTGGTGATTTTATGAAGTCACTTGGTTGGGAACCTAAGATTGAACTTACCGAACGCATCAAGCAAGTTGTTGATTGGACTCTCGCTCGTCCAGATTGGTTGAACCTTGATGTCTAAGAAGAAAGCAGTTTCTAAAAAGTATGGGGTGTTCATCACCAGTGCTATCAATGCTAAGTTTTCAATCTATAAGCCAGAAGAACGACTTGCTCAGACGCTAGAAACTATTAAAAGTGTTCGTGATCGTATTCCAAATGCTGTTATTTGCTTGACAGATTGCAGCCAACCTGGTATAAGTGATGATGTAAAGGCTCAACTTGTAGAACATGTTGATCACTTTGTAGATTTCAGTACGGATGAAAACGTAGTATGGATTCATGATACCATCGAAGTGCAAGATATTGTTAAGAATCTAACTGAACTTTCAGTAGTTCATAGTTTCTTTGAAATGGCACAGGAAGAAGGTTGGTTTGAGGGCTGTGATCGTATCTTCAAGGTAAGTGGTCGTTATATGCTTACTGATACGTTTAACACCGCAGATTATGAGAACGATATCGTTGGCGACAAGTATGTTGTTTCCAAGCGTATGTTAAGTCAGTTTGTGCCAGGTATTACTGGTGTAGATCAACAGCATATGTTGCGTGTTTATAGTTTTGGTGGCAATCGTATTCCAGAGTTTATTCTACTTCTTGAAGACATGGTTGAACATATGCAAGACCGTGTTAATGCCGGTGGATATATAGATATTGAACATCTTTGGTATAAGTTCTTGCCAAAGGCGGATGTAGTAGAGTTTGCCCGAACTGGTGTTAAAGGTTTAGTAGCACCAAATGGACAAGCAATAGAAAATTGAGTTATTGGGGAGTGGTATAATTGGCAATACGCCTGACTTTGACTCAGGAGATTCCAGGTTCGATCCCTGGCTCCCCAACCACTACAAAAAACAGTAAAGTGCCAATATTTTGACACCCTTGTAATTACTAAATAATATTAGTTACAAGGGTATTATTATGTGTAAAATTAGCGCAATTTGTGTATTTTTAATGACAGTTCCTACACTTGCACACGCAAGTGACATGACATTTGCATTTAAAAACCCGCAATTTAGTGGTGATGGATTCTCTAGTCATGTATTGACTATTGAAAACGAGGAATATACTCGTCGTCAATCTCTTGCTGCTCAGAAAAAAGCAGATGCAGATGCAGCCGCAGCAGCGGCTAGTAACACCAATTTAAATAAATTTCTCAACAATCTGGAAAGCCGCATCTACGCACAGTTAAGTTTGCAACTTAGCAATGCTATGTTTAGCGATGGATCAACTACTGGAACTATGCAATTTGAAGGCAGCACTATCTCTTGGATCAAGGATAGCACTGCGCAGACTATCGCCTTAACGGTAATTGATGCTACTGGCAATCGTACAGATATCACAGTTCCAATAGGGAGTTTCAAGTTCTAATGTATAAATTTATCGTATCAATGATTATAACCACGTTACTGGCAGCATGTAGCACTGTGCAGCCATATGAAGCAAAAGTACCAACAGCAGCAAGCAATATGCCGCAGAAGGTAACAAAGAGTTATTATAATGAATTAGCAAATATGCCACCACCAGATGGGCAACCAATTACTATTGCTATGTATGGGTTTGGTGATAAAACTGGACAGCGTAAAGAAAACGATAAGTTTTCTGTGTTAAGCAGTGCTGTCACACAAGGCGGAGAAGTATTTCTTATTAAGGCGTTGCAAGATGCAGGTCATAGTAAATGGTTCCAAGTTGTAGAACGTGTTGGCTTAGATGATCTTATTAAAGAGCGTCAATTAATTCGCAACCAACGTGAAACCTATGAAGGAAAAGATGCTAAGCCGTTATCACCAATGCTTATTGCTGGTGTTATGGTGGAGGGTGGTATCGTAGGTTACGATACTAATGTACAAAGTGGTGGCAATGGCGCTGCCATGTTAGGAATAGGCGTAAATCAACAATATAGAACCGACGAGGTTACTGTGATTGTAAGATTGATAAGTGTTCATACTGGTGAAGTATTAATCTCTGCTGGTGCCACAAAAACAATCTTAAGCACAGGCGGAAGTGGCACAGTGGTCACTTTTTTAGACCAGAGCACGATGAGTTTACAAGTCGAATCTGGTGCAAATGTCAACGAACCCACCACATATGCCGTGCGTCTGGCAACAGAAGCAGCGGTTGTGGATATGATCAAACAGGGTGTTCAAAAGAATTTGTGGAGTTACGCGACTCTTAAAAAGAAGGCGTCGTAAAACTCCTTAAAGGAGTAGGCAGTTGAAAAACTTTATGAAAGCCGCAATTAGTATTGTGGGTATTATGCTGGCAAGTCAAAGTTTTGCTGGTACGATTAACAATGTTTATATCGACCAGGTTGGTAGCGGAAGCACTATCACACTAAATCAACAAGGGTCAAATAACGAAATTGGTAACGACACTACCGCAACTACCTTACACGGAAATGGACAAACAGTAAGCATTTCACAAGTTGGTAGTAATAATACGCATGTTATCAATGTCCAAGGAACCAATACCACTTTAAATAGTGTTGTAACTGGTGATAATAATAATACAACGGTTGCGTGTGGCGCTGCTCCAAGCAGCAGTTGTACTGATACTGCTATTACCGCTAATGTCACAGGTAATACCAACAACACAAATATTACTGCTGGTTCTAAAAGCACAATTACTGCAGTTGTTGCTGGCAGCACTAACAATACTACAATTAACAGCACCACTACAAACCTAATGGGCGCTGGCGTTGATGTCAAAGAAACTGGCGATACAAACGTGGTAAATATAAGTCAGAACGGACCAGCAGGTGCTAATGGCTTTGTGTCAAAAGTTGAAGTAACTGGTGCGAGCAACAACGTGGCGGTGACTCAAAGTGGCACAACTGATAGCACAGTCAATATTAAGAGCACTGGTTCTAATAACAGTATTTCTGTTACCAGCGGCAACTAATGCTGCTATCGGAACTGTTACTGAACAAACAGGTCCAACAGAAATACAACGTGAAAAACAAAGCATACCAAGTAATATAAACAGCGGCGTCGAAATGAATGACGCCGTTGTTACTGCTAAAGCAAGAGTTGGTATTACATTTGAAGATGATACCAAGGTTGAAATAACCGAACAAAGCAAACTTGTTATTGATGATTTCGTATATGATCCTAAAAATAGTGATGCTGGCAAATTAGGACTTAAGGTTGCTATCGGAACTGCTCGTTATGCTAGCGGTCAAATTGCCAAAGATAATCCACAAAGTGTGAAGATTGAAACTCCTACTGCTACAATTGGTGTGCGTGGAACAGATTTTAGTATGACCGTTGATGAATTAGGTCGCAGTCTTATTGTGCTGTTGCCAAGTTGTCCAGTAGGTTATAAGAATATTGATAAAGACTGCATTACTGGCAAGATTGATGTGACTACCGACATGGGAACAGTGCATCTTGACAAACCATTTCAGGCAACTTCTACAAGTGCCAAAGAACAAAATCCAACCAAGCCTGTTATTCTTAACTTAAGCACAGAACAAATCAATAATATGCTTATCCTACAACCGCCTAAGAAAGCAGCAGAAGAACAAACTACAACAAAAACTGCACTTGATGTTAATTTTCTTGATAAAGATTTCTTAAAGTTTGATGAATTGGATATAAATTATCTAACAGCATTTGACAAATTAAGTGTTAATAATCTTGATGTTGTGTTCTTGGCTAATATGTTAGACCTTGCCAATGCTTCGTTACTAGCAAGTATGTTAGGTGGTGAAAACCAAATGCTGCCACAATATGCCCCAAACAAACAGGCAGGATTGAAGTATGTCAAGATAGATTCTTCACTCACACTATATCGTCAAGGCGGTAACAGTTATACTCAATTGACTGTAGATAAGGATAGTCCAACTACTCTTAACCTAAATCAGGATGGGGTAAATATGACACAGCATGTTCAACATCCTGGTGGCAGCGTAATAACCATCACTCAAGGAAATTAATATGAAACGTTTGTTATTCTTACTATGGATTACACCCGTTGCTGCACAAAGTTTAAGTGCTACTAGTAGCGGACCTGGCTTATCCATGCCAACGCTACCACGTGGATCATCTGTATATATTGACCAAGTTGGTAATGGTAATAATATATTTGTAGAACAAGTTACAGGTGGCACACCACAGGCAACCATTCTTAATCAAGGTGATAACAATAATCTAACCATCGTGCAAGAGGGTAGCGGTGATCATCAGGCATTTATAGGAACGCCACCAACTGGCATGGGATTGAATGCAACACTGAATACTAATACAAGTGCTGCTAACAATAACAATAATACACTTACTATCTTACAAAATGGTAGTGGAAATCATACTGCTGCTATTAACTTAGATGCTTCCACATCAAATAATAATAACATTGCCACCATTACCCAAACTGGCGATGCTAATAAGAATTTTACTCTTAATCTAAGTGGAAGCGGAATTGGTGCAACCGTATTGCAAGATAATCCATTAACGCCTGATAGTGGAAGCATGAGCATACAATGTTTAACGCCGCCTTGTTCTGGATACAGTTACACAAAACATTAAATATAGTATGCGTTTAAGTGAAATAGAAACCACGCCACAAAAAACTGGACCAGGCTATTATGAATTATTTCGTAATGGTAAGCCAAACGATATGCACGATAATGCAAAGTTTTTTGATTCATATGATGAAGCAAAGGATTGGTATTCAAAATTTCGCATTGATTATGCCATAAAAAATAAAGGTGCCAAGCCAGAAGAGTTTGCCGTTGTTCGTGATGCTAATACATGGGAATATTTTAAGACGCTACCTTCACCAGCAAAAGAAAAAAACAATAGACTAATTGATCCAAAATATTATACAGAAGCACTAAAGTTTTGGATAGATTACTATGGCGATAGTCGTCGTGGCGCAGTTGAAATTCACGATTATAGCAATGAAGTTGATGCTATAATACAACAAGGTGGCGTGTTATATCGTGTTGTATTCCTAGAAAAATTTGAAGATTTAAATCGCACAGATTTAGGTGCGCACTGGACTGTTGATCGTGATGTTATAGATGACTATATTGAAGGCACTGGTAGATACTACAGTGAAGGTAAAGATATGTATGTTTTACTTACTGCTGAAACACCACCAAACAATATTGATAATTTAAGCGTGGATGTTCGTGGTAATCCCGAAGAAAAAGAAGTGAATATTATTAATCCACGTGCTTGCAAATTTACTGCCAAGATTATTGGCACTGATAAAGTAATACCATTAAATTAAAATATATGTTATTATAAGAATAAGTGCGGCAGCGTGGATAGGACACGCATCCCTGTGATAGGGCGAAATGGAAATACGATGTAACTAGCGAGCGAGGGAAGATAAGCCCTGCGGCTCTTATAATACCAATCTAATTGTAGGTATAAATCCTACCCGCACCTTTTTGTAATTAAGTAAAAACATGCAAACAAGATACATTTTAAATTATAAACCTGGATGTAAAGGAGATTTTCTTTGCAATTTTTTAAATTATCAATCTGTACGGTTTATGGATGACAAAGTAAAAATTTCAAAATCAAATAAAGTAAGTTTTAAATACTTGAGTACTTACAAGTTTTCATTAGAAACTTTTGAGAAATCTAAACCTCTTGTAGATATTATCTACCCAGCACATAACTCGTATATGATTCCAGATAATTTTTTGATTGAAAATTATTTTAAAATAATAAATTTAACATATGATCAAAAATTTATAACTAATCTTGTTATTGAAAGTACAATTAAAAATGAATGTCAGAAAGTTAATCTGAGTTTTTTAAATCAAGTCAAATATCACAAACTTTTAAAAAATCCTGCTAAAAAAATATCATTTGCAATTGACGTTAGACTTATAAACAATAATTTAGAAATCAATAATGAAAATAGATTTGCTACTTTGATTGAAATAATAAATTTAAATCTATCACAAAAACAAGAATTTTTGTTTGATGACAGAGCAATTTTTAATTTAAGTTATGAAGAATTATATATTAATAAAAATTTTAAAAAACTTGCTGAAATTTTTAATTTCGATCATGAATTATTTAAAACAGAAATTGATAAGACGTGGCTTCCCGAAGAAATAGATATATGGGATAGAAAATTGAATACTCGATCTTTAGGTTATATTAGATATATCTAAATAGAATTGCATGAATTATTACCGCAGCGTATTCATAAGCGATGTGCATCTTGGCACAAAAATGAGCCAACCTGTGGCTCTGCTTGAATTTATCAAGACATTTGAATGCGAACATCTTTATCTTGTAGGCGATATTATTGATGGTTGGGCAATGAGCAAATCATTCTACTGGCCGCAAGAACATAACGACGTTATCCAAAAAATTATGCGTATGGCTCGTAAAGGAACGCTTGTTACATATCTACCAGGCAATCACGATGAGTTTCTACGCAGTTTTGGCGACCATCATTTTGGTAATATCATTCTCACTGATACAATCACGCATAGCGGATTAGATGGCAAGAAATATCTAATCATGCATGGCGATCAGTTTGATGTGGTCATGAAGAATATGAAGTGGTTGGCACATATAGGAAGTTGGGCATATGATATTCTCATTAACATTAATGTGGTTGTTAATAAATTACAAAATTGGTTCAGACTCCCACACTGGAGTCTAAGCGCATGGGCAAAGTATAAAGTTAAGCAAGCAGTAAATTTTATTGGCGACTTTGAAGAAAACCTAGCCAAGTTTGCTAAAGTCAAAGGTGCCGATGGTATTATATGCGGACATATTCATCATGCAAACATTCGTGATATAGGTGATGTAAAGTATATGAACTGTGGCGATTGGGTAGAGAGTTGCACGGCACTTGTTGAAACATATGAAGGCAAGTGGATTATAATTAAATACTCTCATGCGGATCACCCTAGTAACTGATACATACGCACCAAGCGTAAATGGCGTTGTAACTACCCTTGTCAATACTGTTGCAGAACTAAGAAAACTTGGACACGAGGTTCAGGTTATTGAACCAAGTCAGTTTAAGACCATTCCAACACCTGGCTATAAAGAAATTAGACTAGCATGGAATATCTGGCGAGTGGGACCAATGATTGAATCATTTGATCCCCATGCCATTCACATTGCCACAGAAGGTCCGCTAGGCTTTGCTGCTCGTTGGTATTGTAAAGTAGATAAGCGCAGTATCCCACACAATACATCCTACCATACAAAGTTTCCAGAATATTTTAATAAGTTCTTTGGATTTCCTGTAGATTGGGGATACTGGTTTATAAAAATGTTTCATAAGTTCTCTACTAAGGTGCTAGTTACAAATGAAACTATGAAGGGGGAATTGACACAGCGTGGATTTGAACATCTTGCTGTGTGGAACCGTGGTGTTGATACTGTTACTTTTAATCCACAACGCAGAGAAACTACTGGTGTCAAGAAACCTATCATACTTTGTGTTAGTCGTGCGAGTTATGAAAAAGGGCTAGATGATTTCTGTTCCCTACAAATAGATGGCACCAAAATACTCGTCGGTGATGGTCCATATCTGCCAGAATTAAAACGCAAATATCCACATATCAACTATGCTGGTTATAAGAGTGGTAGGGAACTAGCCGAATATTATGCTTGTGCTGATGTGTTTGTATTTCCAAGCAAGACTGATACATTTGGTGTTGTAATGTTAGAAGCAATGGCATGTGGAACTCCTATTGCTGCTTATCCTGTTACTGGACCAAGCGATGTAGTTGTTAATGGCGTTAATGGTTATATGGATGATGATTTAGAAAAGGCGGTTGAACAAGCACTTAACTGTGATCGTAAGACTGTGCATGAATCAAGTAAGCAATATACATGGAGCGGCTGCACTGCTGCATTTGTAGAAAATTTAAGTCTTATTAAGTCCATAGATAACTAATAGCATGAGCACAGTTTGGATACTAAGTCAGCATCGTGAAAGTTATGAGAACGGCAGATTGCTAGCAGCATTTGCTGCTAAAAACATTGACACCAAACTTGTGCATCCAGATGACTTTGATATCATTGTTAATCGCAGTCGTTCAAAAAGTATTCGCTATCAAGGCACAAGCATCTCTATGCCTAAGATTGTGCTAACCCGCACAGGAAGTGGAACAAATTACTTTAGCAGTGCTGTTATGCGTCAATTAGAAAAGTTTAGTGTGCCTACTATTAATAGTAGTGATGCTATTGCAAATGTTAAAGATAAACTTCTAGCACATCAAATCCTAGCACAGAACAATATCCCTACACCAAAGACAATGTTAGTTAAGTTTCCTGTTTCGAGCAAAGTGGTTGAACAAGAAATAGGATTTCCATGTGTTGTTAAGGTGCTGCAAGGTTCGCATGGCAAGGGCGTTCATCTTTGCCAAACCAAAGAACTATTTGAAAATCTAATGGACTTGGTTGATAATCTTGGCGTTAAGAAGACAATGATTGTGCAAGAGTTCGTTAATGCTGCAGCAGGCACTGACCTTCGTGTATGGGTAATTGGTGGCAAGACCATTGGTGCTATGAAACGCATTGGTCCAGAAGGTGATTTCCGTGCCAACATCACAGGCGGCGGCAGTGGCGAACCATTTGAAGTTACGCCAGAGATGGACTTGCTATGCCGTGAAACAGCTAAGTGTCTTGGTTTAGATGTGGCTGGTATTGACTTGCTGTTTGACGATGACGGTTACAAGGTATGCGAAGCAAATAGCGCACCTGGTTTTGAAGGGTTTGAGAAGTATTGCGGCGTAGATATTGCCACCGCTATTGTTGAATATATCTCCTTCAAGATTTCCTAAATCTAAATATCATCATGAAAAAAATTCTGCTATCTCCATGGACTGCGCTCATCACGTTGGCAATTTTAGTTGCCATTAAGATTTCATCACCCACCTTTGTTGAAAGTATAAAGTTACGATACTTTGACACGTTAATCACCAACAAGGCTCCTACTGATAACCCAATTTATACAGTTAATATTGATGAAGCAGCACTTGACAAGTATGGTCAGTGGCCGTTTAGCAGAACTGTATATGCGGATATTATTAAAGATATCTATGCTCGTGGAGCAAGTCTAGTTGTATGGACCGTGTTGATGCCAGAGGCGGACCGTCAAGGCGGTGATGCTGTGCTAGCAGATACTCTTAAACAACACCCCACCATTCTTTCAAACATTCCAAGTACAGTCAATAAAAATACTCCTCGTCCTAATGGTGCCGCCATTGTCAATAGCAATTTTATAGATAGGATTTACAATTATCCTGGGGTAATCGCCAACATTCCAGAACTAGAAAACGCCGCTATCGGTGTCGGTACTACAAATGTATATCCTGAAATAGATGGTGTGAATCGTCGTATTCCACTGCTCGTTGGCAGTGGTGGCAAACTTTATCCTACTATCGGTATTGAAACGCTACGTGTCTTAACAAATGAAAAAAACTTCAAGGTTAAGTTAAGTGAAATCGGCATTGATAAGATGGGCATGGGCAAGTCTATATTCACCACTGACCAACTTGGTCGTGTATGGATTGATTTAAGTCAGCAACATCATAGTGCAAGTCTTATGAATATGCCCCAAAACTTTGATGGTGCTATTGTTATTGTTGGAACATCGGCTGCTGGCATTGCTAACCCTGTTCCTACTGCAATTGGCGCAGTGTATCCACAAGATATTCAAGCAAAAGTAATTGCCACATTAGCAAACAAGGTTAATATTTCAAGACCAGATTATGCAGAAGGTGCAGAACTTGCTGCTATTATCATTTGTAGTTTATTATTATTATTTTTAACAAGGTGGGTTTATGTCGGATTATGTAGTATCGTGTTACTTGTTGTCGCTGGTATTGGCGGCAGCATTTACGAATTTAGCAGCAACCTTTATTTGTTTGACGCTACAGCATTTACTGTTACAATAGTATTAGTAGCATTACATGCCTATGGAGTCAAGTTTGTTAGTGAGTTCTTACAAAAGCAACAAATAAAGAAACAATTTGGAACTTATCTTTCACCAGCGATGGTAGAAAAATTACAAAAGAATCCAGAACTATTAGCATTAGGTGGAGAGTCACGTGAGTTGTCAATTATGTTTACCGATGTTAGGGGCTTTACTTCTATTTCTGAGCATTATGGTAGTGATGTTCAAGGTCTTACCAAAATAATGAATCGCTATATGACAGCGATGACGGCAAAGATATTAGAAAACGAAGGCACTCTTGACAAGTATATCGGTGATGCTCAAATGGCATTTTGGAATGCACCACTTGATGATGCAGACCATGCTAAAAACGCTGTAAAGACAGCACTACAAATGTTAGGAAGTTTAGATGAATTCAATAAAGAAGTTGCCGAAGAAGGAGTTCCACCTTTTGGAATGGGACTTGGCATCAACACTGCTACTGTCGTTGTTGGTAACATGGGCAGTAGTCAACGGTTTGATTATACTTGTCTCGGAGATGGTGTCAATCTTGCCTCACGCTTAGAAGGACAAAGCAAACCATATCATGTTGCTATGGTTATTGGTGATAAGACCAATGAATATGTAAAAGATGAATACTTTACACTTCCGCTAGATTGCATTGCAGTTAAGGGCAAGAAAGAAGGCGTTAATATTCATACGGTTTTAGAGCAACGTGGTGATAGAATTGCGTATCTTGCAGCTAAAACTAATCATAAAGATATGATGGATTATTATCGTGCTCAAAGATTTACAAGTGCGATTGACATTTGTAAAAAACTTAAAGGTGAGTTTAACGGGCAAATGGATGGCTATTATGATATGTGGATTGAACGCTGTACAGAGATGGCAGCAAATCCACCAGGTTCTGGTTGGGACCAAGTATATCGTACCAATTCCAAGTAATTAACCGTCGCTTGGTATCTTCTTGCTTGAACGCTTAAGAGTGCGTTGTACTTCTTCTTCTTTTGCCTTTGCAGCAACGTCTGCAACGGCATCATCAAGATGTCGTTGGCTTTCAATCTCTTTACCACGCAACATAAGCACGATGTTTAACTTTTGATTAAGACGAATCAAATCGTTATCTAACATACGAATACGATCAATGAGACCAATCAACACGGTATTAGCTTCGCTTAGCACAGGCTTTACTTCTGTTGTAGCCCAAGTCCAAACATAATAAATCATATAACCAATTCCAGTGGCTGCTATGATAGGAAAACCATATTTGTTGATTGCGTCCGCTATACCCACTTCCATTATTTCTCTTTATGCTTCTTGTTTAATTCTATATATTCGTCTGCTATTCTTTTATTTTTGGTAATGATTACCAATCTGTCTTGAAAATAAACAGTATAGTATCGGTACCCACTAATAATGTGGTGACGTTCTTCTACCTGATACTGATACTGTTTATGTTCCACTTCATCATATTACCACCAAATACTTAACAAAAAGTTAATTATTTCTTTTTCTTCTTTGGTGCTTTGTGATGAACTACACTCTTACATGCCGCTGCATTTTTTACAGGATCACATGCACTATGAACAACTTTTGCCTTTGGAGCCTTAGTTGCTGGTGCAGTTGCTGCAAAAGCTGTACTTGAGAATGCTAACATTGTTGCTACTAAAATAATTTTCTTCATTTTCTTTTCCTTTGTTATTATCCCACACTATTATTTAGATAATCCTTGCCTACATAAGCAATGATTAATAGTTGAATAAACAAACTTGCTAATACGAAATTTTCTACCATTTAGTCTCTCCTTGCGTCATTTTTACCATCAGCACGAGCAATACGATCAAGATCGGGACGCACACCAAGTGCATTACTCATGAGAGTATCAATTCTAATAACATCATGGTTCATCGTCTTTACACGGTTATCAAGCGCCATAATGATACCTTTGATACCATTCACCGAACTTGTAACGCCAGCAAGAATAAATTTTAGGGTTAAAAAAACAAAATAACCGCCTGCACAGGCGGCTGCAATAGGGAATCCAACTTCACCAACTAATTTTAAGAAATCCATTTGAATTCCAATTTATCGAACAATCATCTTTAATATTGTTTCAAGAAGTAATACACCGCCAACTGAACCAAAAAGGCAACCCATCCAAACTTCTGGCCATACTATAAAGTTAGGAATATGGTTCTTTATGCACTGCCACTCTTGAGAAGACATTAGGTTAATACTCCAAAACATTAACTGACAATATTATTTATTCTTTACGCATAAAAATATATTAACATGGTGCTATTTTTAATAAATTATAATAACATGACTGTTAAATTATTTTCACCGTTTATTGATCATCACGTATTAACTTTTTTAGAAATTAATAATTCACCATTTGAAATTATTAAAAAACTTGATAATCAATCTATAGATTTCTTTGTACAACGTTTTAACGAACCGCATAAGATTGCAGAAAAAAATGCTAAGATTTTATTAACATTAGATAAAAACACAAAAATACTTGCACTAGATATATTTCATGGTTTTGAAAATCAATTATCAGATGACTTAGATTGGTTAGAAAAAAACAATGGTATTATTATAACAAATGCATATGATACTACTATAGACAACTCTAATATTATCTTTATAGATTTCTTATTCAATTTAGTCAAGGCATATTTTAGTCAGTATCCATTTATCATACAGTCGCATATATGGCAACACAACGGTGAATTTAGTTATATATTGCCACAGCTTGCAAATGCCGACAATAAGAATAAAATATTTGTTGCGCCAAATAAAACATATGCCAATAAAGATTTTAGAAAAATTAGATATCGTCCGCAAATTGTTGAACTGCTTGACCAATACGAAAGTCTCGGTTACATTGGCAATTTACATGGCACACCAAAACGTATTCTTTATCCACATTATGAATATCCATTAATAAATGATGTAAATGAATTAGTAAAACAAACAAGTGATGTCGATGATAAAAGAATATATTTTGCTCCTGTACATAATGCGTATTATGGTGATACATTTATAAGCATATATGGTGAAACAATTGAATA